AGAAAAAAATAAAGATAAACTTATAGAAACATTGCACAAGGTTTTAAATAAATGATGACTAATAAAGATATTAAGGAACACCATAAAATGGTTAAGGAATTAGAAAAACAAGTAAAAGAAAAAAAATATGGTGAGGAAGAGAATGAGAAACTAAAGGAATCTTATAAAGAATCACAACGACAAACAAAGGAAAGAACCAAACCTTTAGCGAGCTTTAGTAAAGATTTACAAGAAAGTATTCATAAAAGAACTTATAATAAACGTAAAGACCATGCAACAGATATGTCTTATGAAAATGAAACTAAAAAAAAGTAAAAAGGAATATGATCGAGAAAGACATTTAAAACTTAAAGATCAGCGTAAGGAAGATTATTTAGAAAATAGAGAACAAAAAATAAAATATCAAAAAATGTATAATTTAAAAAATAAAGAACAAAGACGAAAAAGTCAAAAAATGTATTACACAGAAAATATAATATATTTTAAAGATTATTCTAAACAATATAGAGGTTTACCGGAAAATAAAAAACAAGCTGCAGAGCGAGATAAAAAAAGAAAACAAAATGATCCTAATTATAAATTGCTATGTAATTTAAGATCTAGACTCTGGCAAGCTTTAAAAGGAAAAAATAAGTCTGCCTCAACCATGGAATTAATTGGGTGTAGTATTGATGAGTTGTGGATTCATTTAAAATCTAAATTTGAATCTTGGATGACAAAAGAAAATTATGGGTTGTGGCACGTTGACCATATTATTGCTTGTGCCAAGTTTAATTTAACCGATCCTAAACAACAAAAAATATGTTTTCACTGGAGTAATCTACAACCTTTAAAAGCTATTGATAATATAAAAAAAGGAACAAGATGATAAAAAAAAGTAACAAATACAACTATATACAAGGAAAACAGATCACGGATCACGGAACAGGAATCCGACATTATGACTTTGCTGGTGTGCGTTTACCTAGTGTTACAACCATACTTGCAAAGACAAAGAATCAAAGTTATTTAACGGCCTGGAAAAATAAAGTAGGACATGAAAAAGCAGAAGCCATTAAGAATCTATCGTCAAAGCGAGGGACTAGTATGCATAAATTCTTGGAGTCTCATATCCAAGATACTGGCTATGATGATCTTACAGAGATCGGATGCCAGGCGCGTCCCATGGCCAACAAAGTTATCGAGATGGGTCTTGGAAACGTTGAAGAGTATTATGGTTCGGAAGTTATGTTACATTATCCTGGCCTTTACGCTGGCTCTACTGACCTTGTTTGCTGCCACAATGGTATGGAAACTATTGTAGATTTCAAGCAATCTAATAGACCTAAGAAAGAAGAATGGATAGATGATTATTACATGCAGATTGCAGCGTACGCCATGGCTCATGATGCGTATTATGGTAGCCAGATACAACAAGGTGTTATAATGGTATGTACTCCTGACCTATATTATCAAGAATTTCGGATCACGGACCATGGCTTACGGACCTGGAAACATAAATTTCTTAAACGATTAGACCACTACAATGAGCTCATCCATGATGAGAAGGAGAGAGCTAAAGTGGATATGACCGACCTATTAAAAGAATTTGAAGAGGATAAATCCTAGACTAGAGCTTCGACACCTAGGGTGTCGAAGGGGTGTCGCAGGTGTCGCAATTTTTACTCCAAACTGCGACAAAGGTGTACAAATAAGGCAATTATGCATATTTCTGCCACAATTTGGCCACAAAATCTCGACACTTCGACACCTCTGCGACACCTGTTAGACACCCAAAGTGTCGAAGCTAAAAACAGCGTGTACCAAGGGTTCTAAGGGGATTTCATGGCTAATTTACCTACTTCGACACCTTTTCAATTTTTCAGCGCGAGTAGAGAAAAAAATATTTTTACTGTCGTAGGGGTCGCAACCATGAAATAAGGCAGAAATAAGACAAAAGGCCGAAATTAAGGAGATGACAGAAGAGAAGTTTTGGGATAAATTTAATGAAAATCATAATCTAAAATATTAATATGCCACGAAAAAAAATAAAGAAGTCCAGAAGAGTAAATACTTATATCAAACCAAAGACTATAAGACAGGAAGTTAAGTTTCCTTACTCAAGATATCGAATCGATTGGATTGATATAATCACTGAAGGTGGTTGGGGCACTGAAAAAGAATTTTCAAATATGAAACTTGCAACACCTGTTAGTGAAGGGTGGTTATTTAGTAAAGATAATGAAACAATTAAAATATTTGCCGGTTATGATGTTGAAGCTGATGGCTCTATTCACTTTTCGGAACGGTCTGTTTTTCCGACTTCTTGTGTGAAGAAGATGACGAAACTTCCTTAATTTCATCTGGTAATGCCTCAACTGATTCACCTTCAACAACCTTCGCATTTAATAACGGTTCGTAATCGGTTAAAATTTGTTTCATTTTGGCTTCTAGTTGTTCCTCTGTTAGCTCTTCTAGCTTTCCATGTTTTATTATTTTGCGGTCTATATACAGCCCTGCTGCTTTTCCTCGATTGGTTTCGGCGTTTACTGCAGAAGAAAAAGAACCCTTCTTCAAGGCCAGATTTTTAATTCTATCTAGTTCCGCTATATGTTTTTCATAACTGACTTCAAACTTCTTAAGTCTTTCTTCTTTAAGTTCACCAACAAACTTTGCTACCAATGGTGACAGCCTTGGATTCATAAGTTCTGAGCCTTCTTGTCTAGCTCTGTTGTGGCTATAGCCAGCTAGCTTTGCTGCTTCCATCTGTGAGACTGGTCCTTCAGGACCTCCAAATACTATAAATTCGGCAAATCTCTTTTGCATTTCTGTTAATCTTTTGTGGACTCCCATGTTGACATTTTAAGGTAACTATCCTATAAAGTCAATATGAAAGATAATTTCAGACCTAGCGCTGCACAGCCTAATCCCCCTAGTGTAAAACAAGTAGAAGACAGAGGAGAATTAGATTTAACACTGCTAATTGAGCAGCATCAGAAAGAAATATGGGAGTGGAAACAAAAAGAATCTCAATGGATAAAAGATAAGAATCAACTAGATGGTAATAAAAAAATCATAGAAGAGTTATCAGTTAGGCTAGTTGAGATGGCAAAAGCTAATATAGCTTTTAAAAAGAGAGCACAAGAAGCTGAAGAAATTAATAAGTCTCATCAAGAAATAAATGGAAAATTACGAACAAGGTTGACAGAAGTTGAAGAAGATAATAAGAAGCTGTCAAAACAAATTCAAGATTTAACTACTTCAAGAAAATTCGGAGACGGTACACATTAATGAGAGTACAAGACTTACAACAGTTCCTTGGTTCCTTCACTGAAGGATCTGATGCAATAAAGAATGCTGTTATCTTTGCTGAAGTTGAAGGTAAATTATTTGATGTGAGAAGAATGGAAGTGCATGAGAATGCTGCTCCAATCATAGGACATAAAGGTCATACAGCTCATAGATTAGTTTTAAAAACTGAAAAACCCTCTCCAATAATACTACCAGATAAGCTTAAACAAGACTACTAATGCACGAGGTCGTTACCTCGATAAAGACATGGGTCCAGAGGCAAAATTATATCAAAAACTTCGTAAGAAATCATCAGGAATTATTTGGACAAGGCTTGAAAACCTTAGCTCTTTGGGTACTCCTGATCTATTGGGGTATAATACTTTCGGGCACTTTTTTACTGTAGAGTTAAAAGTAACACGAGGTAATAAACTTAAATTTTCACCACACCAAATTGCCTTCCATAAGACACATCCAGAGAATACATTTATCATAGCCGAGGCCCTTGGTCCGAGGTCCTCGAAACTTATTCAAATGTACCGTGGTTCACGAATCATGGAGCTTGAAGCTTGCGGCTTGAAGCTTGCAGCTTGTAGCTTGGGGCTTGAAGCTTGCGGCTTGTTGCTCACGAAGCTTGGTGCTTCGTAGATTCTCCGAAGGTTCTTCGGAGCTTGAAGCTTGAACCAGGTCACGCGCAGCCATTGATCTTGTACCACCATCACTGGTGAGACAGCTTTCAGCTAATGACCTGGTCCTATTCCCGAAGGAATTTTTTCTAAATATTGGAGCGTGAGGCTTGGTGCTTGGAGCTTGAAGCTTGGACCGTGGATCATGGCGCACGCACCAGCCGGTGCCATTTTTAAAAAAATGCATTATAGGTCGGTTCCTTCTTCAATATGAATTTCAACTTGGCCTTCGTTTTCGTAAGTTCCTTTAAACTCATAATTTTTTAAATTGGTTTCATTAGAGTATATTACAAAATCCTTGTTTGGATCATGTTGTTTTAATAACTCTATTAAATGCTTAACTTTAGTGTTTGCCATATGCTATATTTTTAATATTATGATTCCAGCAAGCTCGACATGTCTTACACTTGCCGCCCTGCTTAGGTGCCGGGCAAGTAGCGCCTGAAGTCACAACCGTTGACGTATTCGGCCAGCTTCCAGCTGCTACTTGATCAACCATCGGCATGGAGAACCTTATAATTAAATTGTCCGGGGCTCGTGTTACATGGTCCGCAATCCACGCTTCACGGGTCGGCATCCAATGCTTAACTGTTGGAGATAGTTTACAAACTTCGTATATTTTATTTAAATGCTCCAGGTTCTGGACGTCTCCTGAATCATGCCACCTGAAAAATTTCACCTTTTTAGAATTTATTTGATGGGCCATTGCATCGATCCATTTTTTCTTTTTAATAGCTTTGAGTCTTTTATACTGAGCGGCTTGTACATCTGGAAAAACATAACACCCTTTAAGAGCATAACAGCCATAACAGACTGAGCCTTTAATTTTTCTAAGCTTGGCGCCCGTCTTGCATTCTTTGGCTGGTATACCAATTGAAAACCCGGGCATCTTGGAGGGTTTACTTAATGTATGTGTAATTTTTATTGCTTCG